GATATCAGCAGCAGTTGCTAACATGAAATCTTCACCGACAATTTTGTGTCCTTCATTAGTAGTCTGAAGTGAACCAACACCACGAGAAGAAACACCAAGCATTACACCTTCATCTAAAAGAGAAGATGCAATTTTACCCATAGGGGTATTAAGAATTTGTGCTTTACCTTTAAAGTTATTACCTTCTTGAACAAGAGAAGTAATTTTGTGAGAAACACGGTCAAGGTTGACAGTAGGTCCATCGGGGTGGCCGAGTTCACCAAGAGCACGTCCTTTTGCAACGAAGTTTTCGTTATAACGACTTACTTCTCTTGCAAGAGTTGAAATGGGATACATTCTTCCATTACGGTTCTTGATTTCACCTTGAAGAAATACACCTTCAATGTATAGCTTCTTACTATCACCTTTACCTTCGGTGATAATCTGTACGTTTGAAATTTCTTCTGTGATGAGTTTCATGGTTTTAGTTAGTGAATCCTACTTTGTTTGCTTTTAATGCGCCACTTGCCCAAATAACAGAGTTTGCTTCTTTTTCTAGAAACTCAACAGTACCATCGGGAAGTGTAAAGAATGCGGTAGTAGCAGCACCAACAACAGTATTAATTCCAACCGCTATATCACCACCGGAAGAATTGGCAAGTCGCACACAAGTAGCAGTACTAATACTAGTAGCTGCTCCAGGAGTTGTTCCTACCGTTTCTTCGGTAGCGATAATTCTAGTTCTTTGCATTTCTATAATAAAGTCCTATAATAGTTATTTATTATTCTTCATCTTCTTCAGATGTTTCGGGTTCTTCCTCTGCAGAAGCTTCTGGAGTTTCTGAGTTTTCTACCTCCCCAACTTCTTCAGAGTCTGGTTCAACTTCTGTTTGTGGACTTACAATTGAAGCTGCAATAGTTGGTCTTATGGTCTCAATATTTTGAGCGGATTTTTGCATTAAGATTTCTTTAATCTTATCACTAATATCGGCAGGTGACTCATCAGACACCATCATGTTAATTAAATCATCCATTTTTTTGAAATTCAATGTTTACTTAAGGGTATTTATTAGATGCGTCCACCCCTTGGCATCTTCATTTTTGGAGCTTCTTCTTGAGGTGGAACTTCAACAATAGATTCATCTGGTTGTGGATCCATTGCTGGTTGACCCATTGCAGGTTGTTCTGCAGGAATTTCTCCTACCGGAAGTCCTGTATTCGGATCAACTGGTGGTGGGATAATTCCCTGTTCTTTTTCAAATTCAATTCTTTTGTCAATTTCTACAATATCGGCATCAGTTTGTTTTAGAATATTTCTTCTAACATAATCTACAGAATAATAAGTACCGACATAAGGTTCTGCTGCCGCGAGAACGCCCAGTCTATTTTGAATCAGTTCTGCTTCTTTTAGTTCTGCAAAATGATTATCATAGACATAATCAAATTGAATATGATCAGATAGAATTTTCCAATCTTCAGGAGTTACAATGTTCTTTAGGATAAGTTGCGTTTTCAACATATCGAGGAATAGTTGAGAAAATCTCTTTCTCATTCTTCCTACAAACTTAGTAAATTTAATTTCGTCTCTTAGAATTTCTGAAGAACGTCCAAGATTAAATCCACCCTCACCACCTAAACGTGATTCTGGAACTCCAAGTGCTCTGAATAATTTCTTTTGGAAATACTGAACATCAGTGAGTTCTCCAAGATTCTGTCCACCAGGTAATGTAGTAATTTCTGTACCACGACCACCTTCTCTTCTTGGAAGCCAAAAGTCTTCCAACATAGACATCATTTTTTTGTCATCACGAATTTCACCAGTGTTTGCATCGTAAACCAACTTATTACGATAACGAGTCATGACATCACGGAGATATTGTTCCGCTTTAATCTTTGGTAGATTACCAACGTCAATGTAGAAAATTCTACGCTCAGGAGCACGTGACAATCTGTAGATAACAAGAGAGTCTTCAATCATACGAAGTTGATTCAGTGCTTTGATTGCTTTGTGGAGATATGAAAGAACACACTGTTTATTTCTATCAACTAAACCAGAATGAACATAAGTAACGGCATCCTTTGCAATTCTTGCCGCACCGCCCATTCCAGTTTTGTATTGTGCAGTATTTAAATTATTTGCATTTCCTTTAGAATGTGGATTATACTCATAAAACTCTTCCACTTCGGGAGTCTTTAAATTATCAATTCCTCTTTGTCCACCAATTGCAAATGTTGGATTTAATATTTGTTTGGAATCTTTTTTAATTTTTCTAACCAACTTTATTTTTAAGGGATCGATATATCTAACTTCCTTGATTCCTTCTTGTGGTTTTTCTAAGTCAATTACTTTGTGGTAGAAAATTCTTCCGTCTACATACCAATTACGTAAAATTTCATGACATCTTTTATCAAAGTCTAGTATTTCTTTGATGTATTTAAATTCTTGTCTTATGAGATCTTTTAATTTATCACTAGCATTTAAGTTTGAAAGATCTATTTGAACTGGAGAATCATTTTGATCAGAAACAATTGCTTCGTTTATAATATCTTCTATAGCTCCATCAACTTCTGGGTGGAGAGCCATTTCACGATATCTTTTAATTAAATCTGCTTCTGATTTATATACTCCTTCAATATCTACATACTGACCATAAAATCCACTTGAAACATAAAAATCCGAAGAATCTTCTTGATTCTCCGGAACTGGAGAGACGATAGATTTTTTAGATCTATCGTCCTCCGAATCTTGGATTTTAAAACCAAATAATTTAGGCATTACTCAAGTGTTAACTCTATTTCTATTATTTATTAGTTAACTGGCTGAGTAGTTCCACCTTCAGCTTCCGCTGTGGATAGTTGTGTCACTGCATTTGCATCTAAAGCATCCCACCATTGAACTTGGAGATCTACGGTAAACTCCTCGATAGTATCTGCAGAATCATAAGAAAGATCGATAGCACTGACTGCAGTTGGGAATATTCCGTAGAACTTATATGCTTTTAGAACTGGTAGTGCATCGCCAGGTCCGGTAAGAGTTGGACTTGTAACGTTTGAATTTGCTGATGCAATTGACGATCTTCCAAACTGTTTTACGATTGCATTTGTTTGATATTGAGCTGGATTGATCAATCCAGAATTATCATCATGCTTGTTAATCGCATTCATCCACTTTTCAAAAGCAGTTCTGATTGTGAAGTCATTATCGTTAATAACGGTAATGGTCCAAACATCGAATGTTCTATCACCAGCGACTTTAAGATTTCTTCCCCTAAAAGGAACGTCAATTACCGCAACATTGGACGCAGGTAAATTAGCAGCTTTAATCATAAATCTGCTCAATTCTGCAACTGATCTATCGGAATTGTTTCCAGATGCAGTGTCGGATTCTGTTGAAAATGTTGGAAAAGCGACTTCACACTCAAATAGATTGGGGCGGGCTCCCCCGCCAATCAATCTGGATTTAAAATCTTCTAGAGTTCTTTCAGAAAAACTTGGAGTATTTGAAAATGCCATTTGTTTTTACCTCGATAGGGATTAATGTTTTAATTAAAATTAAACAGATCCGACAACTTCTTCAAAGCTAATTCCAGTTCTATTAGCAACGAAAGTTAATCCAATGAAGTTAATCGACCTTGCTGGTTTTACAAAAATATCAGCCCTAAACTGATTTGCGTCAATAACATCTGGTGTGTTATTAGATTCATCGCAAATTACGAGGAAATCAGTAATTCCTCTCTTTGCCTTAACATCACGGAGGAATGGTTCTACAATGTTTACAAAGTTTGTTCTTGTAATAACATCATTAAACTCGAACAACTGATTTCTAGAAGCTCTTTCAATAGTAGATTCTAAAGTCAAGAACAAACGACGAACATTGATTCTATCAAAAGCACTTGAAACTCCCAAACCGGTTTTGTCACCAAAGAGAATTATACCTGCACCAGGAGAGAAAATAACAGGATTGACTCTATTTAAATAAAGATCATCCCTTTGAGATTGTGTTGGATTATAAGCAAGTTTAATTGCATTATTGATAACACCTCTAGAAGCACCAGCTGGCGAGAACCAAGGATAATTATTGATTGAAGTTCTAGCCATCAATCCCGCAATGTCACCATTAAGTGGAATATATCTGAATTTATTATTAAATCTATCGAACATATACTTATATCCAGAATCGAATACCGCATATGAAGAGGAAGTTACTCCAGAGAAGAATGATTCAACTGCTAGGGTTTGTTGATCCGTATCGTCTACACCCACAACAGATGATCTATTGGGGGAAATACAAGCAATACAATCTTTTCTTTGATTAGCAATATCAATTAATCTATTGGCTTTAGCTTGTGCTTCATCTATAGTAGTTCCACCACTACTTCCGTTGAGAAGGAAATTAATCTGAACTTCAGATTGACTTCTAAATCTCTCATATCCATTGAGGACATCACCTAGTGAAACGTCCATTCCACCAGTAGCGCTAGAATAATCATATCCAGAAGTAAATGTATAAGCTTTATTTCCTAACAAACCGTAATGAACGTTTTGTGCATCTTGTCCCCAAGCAATTGATCCACCACTTGTTTGAACATAACCTTCATTAGTAGTAAATCTTGATCCAGAAATGACATCTCCTGCACCAGCGTAAACGTATCTGGATGCGTTAGAAATATAATTTTTGTAATAAATTGGTTGACTTGGTGAATTTCTGGCATCTAGAGCCTTAGAAAGATTTGTCCACTTCTCCAAAATATTTCCAGAAACGCCACTAATTGATCCATCATCATCTACAACAACTACATGGAGTTCATCGTTTGATGAGCCTCTTTCTGCTGCGTATGAACTAGTAACTGGTTTTGGAGCAATACTCTTCCAAGCTATTGTTGAATTGGTAAGTTGAATGATTTGATCATCGTACCAATCAGTAACTGAATTAACATCCGCGTCAGGTTTGATTCCTTCTCCTTTTTCTAATGTGCCATCAATAGCATTTCTTGTATAAGTGACAACATAAGTCGTTGAAGCGAATGAAGTAGGAGATGGACTTGTATCAGATACAAGAATACTTGTAGATGAAACTGAAACTACTCTGGCTTCATGAGCTCCATTTAAAGTTTGAATTAAATCACCTACTGATACAAAACCAGTTGGATCAACACCGGAGAAAGTTAGAGTTGTTTCTCCAGTTCCGACTGTAACATTATTTTCTAATCTAAATTTCTCCAATGATGTAGCGGTTCCAACATTATCAAATACTTGATAATAAGTTCCGGGAGTGAAACCATCAGTAATTGTGTTTAGTTTGGAAGCATATTCATTTGCAGGAATATCTGTCCATGTACCATCCGCATTATTAAATCTGTTGATTAATTTTACGTCAAAACTGCCTTTGTTTACCTGGGTGATAATTCCTTTAACATATCCACTAAAAGTTGAAACAATTCCACTTGCAGTTGCAAAAGTAGTATTGACTCCAACTGTAAATGCATAACCTACATTAATTCCAAAAGTTCCAACACCAACTCTATAGTCTGCAGCATTGTCAACTGCGAATACCTTTAAGGAATTTCCCCAAGAACCTGGATCTCTAGCAGCCCAAACCCAGTTGGTATCATCCTGGTGATTATTGATAAAATCCTCTTGATTATTAATTTTTAAAGTTACTGGATTATCTACAGCGTAGTGTGCATTAACTAGATTGCTGTTATCCAATCTAACTACTCTTAAAGTTCCTCCGTAAGACAGATATGAAGACGCAGTTAACCAATCTTCATACTGACCATCATTGTCAGATGGTTTTCCAAAGGTATTTAATAGATCTCTTTCGGTTTCAACTAGAACAGGAACTGCAACCGGACCTTTGATAAATGGAGCAGCAAATGCACCCGTCTGGTCGTTTACTGCATCGATTCTTCCCAGGGTCTGATCGATTTCCCTAACCTTTACGCCTGGTGATACTAAATTTAGCGACATGTCTTTCCCTCTAAAGAAGATTCAACTTGACTACAAATATTTAGAATTTAGTAACTTTCTAGTGGGGAAACAATGCATGAACATCCTACCAGTCAGGATATTCCCATTTATCAAAAACTCTATTGGTCATTCTATTTGATACAACTCTTATTACTGTACACTCCTTGCATTCATAAGAATATGCTGATGGACCTGAACCTTTCCTAGTTTTATAAAAGTCTGAAATGAGTTCTTTCGTCTTTAAACAAGATCTACATTTTCTCTCTTTGAAGAGGAAATGTTCTAATTTAAATTCCTCTTCAAAGTCCATTAATTATAGTCCCACATATATTGCATATCACCATATTCATCTACATGCCATCTATCTCCAGATGCATCTACAAAACTTCCTTCATCTTCTAGTCCATTAGAAATAAATCCAAATGGTGCCATATCCGCTTCAATTTGATCTCTTTGATCTTCATAAATTCTTTTACGAACATCTTGATCAGTCATTTCTTTGAAATATTCTTGCATGACTAACCATGAGAATATCACCAAACACATTGCAAGGTCATCATTACAACCATCTTCCGCTTCAAATGAATCTTTTCGGGAAATAAAAGTTGTCAGTTCACTAATGACATCATAATCCTTTATAAGAAGTTTATCATCTTCAATTAAAGCTTTTAAATTCATGCACCCTGTCTTTTTGACAGTTTTGGACATCTTCACGCCCATTTGAGATTTCTTACCAGAGAACCCCTGGCCAACAATTTGTCCGGCACGTCCACGCATCGCACACATCAACAAATTGTCATATTCGAGATCCATGTGTAATATTGAACCAACCTGTTCTCCAATGTCATTGACCTCTACAAGAATAAATGCCTTGTTATAAGAAGTTGCTATATCTTTTATGACATTTGGAAATACTATTGGTTTTATAGTATTATTTTTATATTTCGCAACCAACTCATATGGAAATGTAGTTGTATCAAATACAGTAAATGCAGAATAATCTTTTTCTACTCCACGAGCTACATCAACAGTAAGTATGTAATTATGATCTTTTATCGGTTCTTTATATACGTCCAACCCCGCATTTTTTTTGATGGGGTCTTCATAAATCATCGCACGTAACTTTGGTGCAGATATGAGAGTATCAACAGATCCAAGGAATTCGCATTCGAACTCAACCTTGAACTGTTGTTCAGATGTGTTTGCAATGGTCTGAGCTTTCCACTGAGCGTCTCTGCCTGGAACTTCGGACCAGTGAACATCAGTTGGAATGTATTCATTCTTTCCCCTTTCCGCATCATGCCACATGCGGTAGAAGTGATTCATACCCTTAGGGG